CTATGGAGTATAACAACGCATTACTTGTTATTGAGAACTCAAGTATTGGTTGGGCAGCAATTCAACAAGTAATTGATAGAGAATATGATAATCTATTTTATACAAGTAAAGATTTAAGGTATGTTGATGTCGCAAGACAAGTAACAAACAAATATAGAAATTCCGAAAGACAAATGGTTCCTGGATTTTCAATGACAATGAAAACAAGACCATTAGTAATCGCGAAATTAGAAGAATATTTCAGAGAGAAAGCTGTAATCGTTCATTCGGACAGATTGATTGATGAATTATTTGTGTTTATATGGCACAACAACAGAGCTGAAGCAATGGAAGGGTATAATGATGACCTTGCAATGAGTTTAGCAATTGGATTGTGGGTAAGAGATACTGCACTAAGGTTGAACGCAGAGGGAATTGCCCTACAAAAAACAGTCCTAAATAAAATGTTAGATTATGAGGCAGTTTATACACCAACAGACAATCAAACAGATGATTGGGTGATGGAAACTGGAAATACAAAAGAAGATCTAACTTGGTTAATAAAATAATAAGAGGATAAAATGGCACAAACAAGTTTAAGAGCAAGACTAAGACGACTTTTTTCTACAAATGTAATAGTAAGACATGCAGGTGGTAAAAAGTTAAAGATTGCTGATACTGATAGAGTTCAAAGTGCACAGAGAAATAGTCTTGTAGATAGATGGTCAAGATTACATACTAATATGACAACTGGTGGTTATGGACACGCACAGGCAATCAGTTTTCAAGCACAACGATTGGCTCTATTTAGAGATTATGAAGAAATGGATAATGATGCAATTATTTCAAGTGCACTTGATGTATATGCAGACGAATCTACAATGAAAAATGAATATGGAAGTATATTAGAAATTAATTCTGATAATGAAAATATTCATGATATTCTACATAATCTTTTTTATGATATATTGAATATAGAATTCAATTTATGGCCGTGGGTTCGTAACCTATGTAAGTATGGAGATTTTTATCTCTATTTAGATATCAAGGAAAAGTATGGTATTACAAATGTAGTTCCACTTTCAGCTTATGATGTTACTCGTATTGAAGGAGAAGATCCAGAGAATCCATATTTAGTTCAGTTCGTAGTTGAAGATGGAGATACAAGACATAGTTCGATAACGGCAGGTCAAAAAGAAATGGAAAATTATGAATTAGCACATTTCAGATTATTATCAGATGCAAATTTTATTCCGTACGGTAAAGGTATGATTGAAGGAGCTCGTAAGATTTGGAAACAATTATCTCTTATGGAAGATGCTATGTTAATACATAGAATTATGAGAGCACCAGAAAAGAGAGTATTTAAGATTGATATCGGAAATATTCCACCAGCAGAAGTTGAAAACTTTATGCAAAAGATTATCAATAAAATGAAAAAGGCACCAGTAATAGATACTACAACGGGTGATTATAATTTAAAGTATAATATCCAAAATCTCACAGAAGATTTCTTCTTACCAGTTCGTGGTGGAGATAGTGGAACTCAAATAGATAATTTACCAGGACTTACTTATGAGGCAGTTGAAGATATTGAGTATCTAAGAAACAAGTTAATGGCAGCATTAAAGATACCAAAGGCATTTCTTGGGTATGAGGAAAATGTTGGTAGTAAAGCAACATTAGCAGCAGAAGATGTGAGGTTTGCAAGAACTATTGAAAGAATTCAACGAATTGTTGTTAGTGAATTAACAAAGATAGCCATTGTTCATTTATATGCACAAGGATATACAGATGAAGAACTTGTTAATTTTGAATTAGCATTAAAAAATCCATCTACAATTTATGAAGAAGAAAAGATTGAATTGTGGAATAACAAACAAAGTTTAGCACAATCTATGATGGACGCTAAAATAGCAGATTCTGAATGGATTTATGATAATGTATTTAAATTTACTGAAGAAGAAAAGAAAGAAATGAGACTTGGACTTATAGATGACCAAAAGAGAAAATTTAGATGGTCACAGATTGAAATGGAAGGTAATGATCCACTTCAAAGTCAAGAAGCAGTCGGAACACAAGGTGCAATGATGGACGCGGGTGGAGCAGAAGGTGGAATGCCAGGAGTTCCTGGACCACAACCACCAGGAGCAAGAACAGCAAGAACAAGTAGAGAATTAGAAATGGAAATGCCAGATGATGGGTGGCCAGGAAGTGGTCGTCCAAAAGAAGGTCCTAAACATGGAAAAGATTCAAGTATAAGAGGTCGTGATCCACTTGGAAAACACGATAAACGAAAAGGTGGTAGTGGAAGTCCAAAATATGGAATTGCATTGGCACACTATGACGCTTTAAAGAAAAGTTTAGGTAAAGTAAGTCGAGCAGACCAGAAAATATTGGTAGAAACGACTGATGTAGAAGAAGAATATAAAAACGAAGTATCTTCGTCTTTAAGTGATACTTAAATGACGAATTATTAGAAGTTTTTATATTTATAGATGAAGAACTATACACATTTAGGAGCATAGATTATGGCCCAACGAGTAAAACACTCAAAGATTAAGAATACGGGAATTCTTTTTGAATTATTATCCCGTCAAATCACCGTAGATGTAATGAATGGTGATGATAAAAGTAAATCTGTCGAGATGCTAAAAAAATTCTTTAACGAGAGCACACAACTTGGTAAAGAAAATCAATTATACCAGGTTTTGTTAAAGGAGAACTACAATTCTTCTCATAAGGCTGAAAAGTTAGTCGATGCTGTAGTGAAGGCAAGACAAAAGTTACAGAATAAGAAACTTCGTACTGAAAAGTATAATCTTATTAAGGAGATTAAGAAGAATTATGTCGTAGAAGATTTTTTTAGGGCACGAATTCCTAACTATAAAGTGTATGCTTCAATTTATAAGAAGTTTATTGTAGAGACGACACTTGTAATGAATCCAACAGAGGAAGTAGAGAGTACTTTTTCTATTATGGAACATATCACTCGTAATAAAACTAAACCAACGAATACAGATAGTCAAGTTATTACTGAATTCAAGGGTGAAGATAAAGATTTAAGATTACTTTCTTATCAGTTAATGGTGGATAACTTTAATGGTAAGTATAAGAAGTTAAATTCTATGCAAAGAAACTTGTTGAAGGAATATATCAACAATATATCTAATACAAATTCATTAAGAGAATTTATAAATGGTGAAGTTAAAAAAGTAAAAGAAATTCTTAACAAAATTTTACCAAGAGTCAATGATGATATAACAAAAATTAAATTGACAGAGGCCATTAAACAAGTTGATGGTATAAAGAAAGGTAAAATAGTTAAAGATAAACAGGTTGTGTCATTAATGAGGTATTACGAACTTATTAAGGAACTACACAATGTCACAAGTTAAAGAAGATTTATTTCGTAAACTTGTTCGAGAATTAATCAAACAAGAATTAGACGAAGCCAACTCTACTGCAACAGCTGGTGGTGAATACCAAACACCACTTGCGTTTAAGGGTAGTAAAGTAAAAGCAGGTAAGAAGAAGAAAAAGGCTGGTTATGATGGTGGTCATAGTGATCCTACCGTTTCAACAGACAATTTTCTTGCCGATGACCCGAAGTTAAGAAAAGAGTCAGTAAATGAACAACAAAAAAGACAAGCAAGTGGTATACAAAAAAAGTTTGACAAAGCTTTTTTAAAATTCTCAAGAGAAGTTAGAGATATAATTCAAATGATTAATAGGTATCAAGGTGATAGAACAGACGGAAAGATTATAGATAAAGAATATTCAAAACATCTTATTCCATTTAATCAAGTAATACAATCGTGGACTGATGGTCAATATAGAAATCCAAATCTAAGTGAAGGTAGATATCACGCTTGGAGAAATGATGATTCTATGACACCCAAGCAAAAAATTGGAATGGCAATGAGAGAAACTCGTGACAATCTCACAGAGTTAGAACGAGTTGTCAAGTATAATGTAAAATTAAAAAATGAGTTAAAAGTGGATTCAAGAGATTATTGGAAAACCACACATAAAGCTCTAAGTAAAATTAGTGAGAGGTTAGTTCGATTAGCGAATAAAGTCGGTCAGCTACATTAGAAAATGCCTTTCGAAGAAAACAGAAAGTCCTATATGGACTCTTTGTATGGTATTTCGACTTTATTAAAAAGATGGCACACAGAAATACACCGCAAGGATGTCGATAAGAACTATATGATTAAAAAATTAACCGAGTGGATTAAAAAACTCGAAGATTTACGACATGAAATAATGATGAGGAAAAGTTAGTGATAAAACTTAAAGATTTATTAACAGAAGCCAGTCTTTCTGAGGAAATGACAGAGTTGAAACTTTATATTGACAACGATTCGAGTCTTTATAGACAAAGATATATGCCAATATTAAAGAATCTGTCAAAAAAGAAGAAAAAGGGAAATTATCGTAAAACATTAGCTCAAAAAGCTTTCATGTACTTGATAGATGACGGAGCAAAACGATATGTTCGGTCTTATGGTGGAAATCACTTAGATG